ATAAAGCCTACGGCAACGCGTGTTGTTGAGGCTACAGTTTACAATGAATTAAAGTCGGAATTGCCTTTCTGTGCTCACTCTTATCACAATGCTTGCACCTATGGAGCAAACAGTTCTCAAGTAAGTGCAGAAACAAATTTCGCAATGATCTATAGAAAAATGTCTCGATATACCGCTGTTAATCAGAACAGATTCGATGACAAAACCCTGCTAACAAATGCTGAACAATTGGCTCGTTTACACTTCTGGTCTGTCCGGGAGAAACCAATTGAAGTTGCTAGCAGGTTGCATTTTTAACGACCAGAGCTGAAGAAGTTCGGACCGTTGCGGTTGGATACCGTCCTTCAGAGGTATCCACATTGTCTGGTAAACTAGACTATCGATCTGATATAGTCGAAACTCATTTCACACCTGCTGCTGATAAATTTGATGCCAATGCTCGTCGCATCGAAATGGTCTCAGCAGGCTGCCATGTGGAAGGAGTTTGTTTGCCTCACCCAGACACGCAATGCCCCAACACTTTAGACTCTGGCGTTAAGAAACGCATGGGACAGATCCTCCCAGTTGCTAATAGGGCCTTCTACCGTCGACTCAGAAGGACCGTCGTCAAATGGATCAAGTCGAGGAAAATTGAACCGTTTTCTTCGGAAGTCGATCGTTCTTTTCAAGCGTGGTTAGATCGAACTACGTATGACACCAAACGAAAGGAAGAACTTACCAAAATACACTTAGACATAGTAGATTTTTTGGAGCGAGATAAGCAAGGTTGTCTTAAATTCTTTAAGGTTAAACTATTTGCTAAGGATGAGACCTATGTTACATGGAAACACGCACGTGGCATCTATGCCCGCGAGGATGTAGCTAAGGTCTACTTTGGCCCGTATGTTAAGCTTATGGAAGATGTAATATATTCACAACCAGAATTTATCAAGCATGTCCCCGTGAGAGATCGCGCGAAATATATTATGCAGAAGCTGTATGTTGAGGGTGGGCATTATGTAGCCACCGATTATAGTTCTTTTGAAGCTACTTTCGTACAACAATTGATGCTGAATTGTGAGATGGTGCTCTATGAACATTTGTTAGGCAACCTACCGGAAGGTCCAGAGATTCTTGGGATCATGAAGGAGGTATGGACAGGCAAGAACATAATTCAAAACAAGTTCTTGCACTGCACAGTTATAGCTAGTAGAATGTCTGGAGAAATGACGACATCACTTGGGAATGGATTTAGTAATCTCATGTTGATGACACACGCCTGTAGTATAATTGGTGTGGAATGCAGAGGAGTAGTCGAAGGTGATGACGGACTATTCGTCTTTCTGCCTGGTTCAAAACACCCTGACACGGAATTGTTTGCTAGATTTGGATGTATCATTAAGTTGGACGTCTATGAACGCATTTCGGATGCTTCATTCTGCGGACAATTGTTCGATCCGGTCGATCAGGAAATTATCACCGACCCAATGGAAGTTCTTGCCAAGATAGCGTGGCTTAATGCGCGTTATGTCTCAGCTAGAAAGACCAAGCTCTTGAGTTTACTTAGATGCAAGGCTCTTTCTTATTACCATCAATATCCAGCGTGTCCTGTTGTGACAGAGTTGGCGTTGTACTGTCTGCGTGTTAGCGCCGGGTATGACGTTCGATCGGTCATTAAATCCTATGATTCCTACAAGCGTGGCTTAGTGGAGGAGGCTCTCAATGAGAAATTGTGGAGAGAGGAACGCAAGGAGATCGGTATGCAAACTAGATTGCTAGTTGCCGAGAAATACGGTTTACCAGTGCCTGCACAACTGGAAATCGAAGAACTTTTGTCCAAGAAGAACGACTTGGCCCCATTACAACTCAAAACGTTCGTGCTCTCCTGTCCTTACGAATGGGTGGTGTACAGTGATAAGTACACTCTCCCTGCCTGTAGGTCAGAATATAGTCGCTCTAATTTGCTATGGGCGCCTACGATGGCAGCGTAGAGA